AGAAAAAAGTACTAAATATAAACCACTACCCTACCTCTTCCCCTCCATTCCACTCCCTTAAACCTAAATCTAAACCTGCTAACGCCAACTGCTGAAAATAAATTTTTTTTATTAGGATAAAACTATTATCTTTGCTTAAATAATTAGATACTTATGGAAAATCAAAAAAAACAAGTAACGTTTAGTATCAGCGAAGATATAAAAAAGCAATTTCAAATAGAGTGCTTAATAAACGGGAATGACATGTCGTCTGCTGTACAAAGTATGATGGCTAGCTACACTAGAGTTAGTAAAGAGTTGAGGCTTAAGCAGGCTTCTGAATTAAAAGAGGTAATAGATGAAAAATGATGCAGAAGACATATTTGAAAAAGCCGCATCTGATTTTATAAAAAATCAAAATAATACTGATACAGATGAGACTCTGCCTAAATTTGATATAGAAAAGCAGAGAGAGTCGGCATTAGCTATTATGGATGAAGACGCTATAACGTGGAATAAATTAACTGAAACTATAAAAGGGAAATACGCCAAAAGGTTTATGGATGAAATGGATTCTCTATCTAGTAGAGAGTTTATAAGAAACTATGTAAAAGTATTAGAGTATTTTGTACCTAAAGTTAATAGACAAGACCCTTATGAAAAAGAAAATAAGGATAATGAATTAACTATAATAGTTATAAATAGAACATCAGCTGAACAAGATATAGATAACGAAACTAAAACAATAGATATAGATGATAACATATAAATCAGAAAACAGAATACAACAAGAATGTGTAATGTGGTTTCATAATACATATCCTAACCTTAGGGGTTTATTATTTTCAGTACCAAATGGAGGAAATAGAAGCCCTATGGAAGGTAAATTACTAAAACTTACTGGAGTAATACCGGGAGTATCAGATTTAATACTGCTTTATAATTCAAAAGCATATTGCATAGAATTAAAAAATAGTTTAGGGAAGCAATCCCAAGCTCAAAAAAATTGGCAAGCTAAAGTAAAAGCCCAAGGGTTCAACTATTATTTACTTAGAGATTTAGAAGTTTTTAAAGAAGTAATAAAAAATATATTGGATGAAGTTACTAACTAGCGAAACATTTAATTTTACATATGAAGCTTTTAATAAACTGTTAAAAGCAGAAGAATACACTAGTAGATTAGCTTTGCATATAAAGTACGCTTTAACAGGCAACCCATCTTGGTATTATTATAGACAAATAGTAAGTATGGGTGGGTCTAGAAGCTCAAAGAGTTATTCTATACTGCAAATATTATTAATACAATTACTAGTTAGACATAATATAAAAATAACAGTATGGAGAAACACTAAAGTTACGTGTAGAGCAACTGTAATGGAGGATTTTAAAAAAATAATTATGTTTGATGATAAAGTTTATAAAAACATAAAAGAAAATAAACAATCCGGCACATTTACATACAAACCAACTAAATCCAAAATAGTATTTGAAGGAGCTGATAATATAGGCAAAGTATTAGGTAGTGAACAAACAATATCTTTTTTTAATGAAATAACAGAGTTTAATAAAGAGGTATATTTACAAATAACCCAACGCACTTCAGATAGAGTATTTTGTGATTATAATCCAAGCAAAGATTTTTGGCTTGAATCATATAGAAAAGACCCAGACACAAAATTTATACACTCTACTTTTATGAATAATGCTTTTTGCCCTGCTAATATAGTTAAGCAATTATTAAGTTATGAACCTTGGGAATCAGGCAGTTATAAAATAACAGACGGAGAGTTATTTTATAAAGAGAAAATTATATCTAGTACAAATACTCCTCCTCCTAATATAAAAAATGTAGAGAGAGGAACTGCTAATCAATATATGTGGATGGTATATGGATTAGGTATAGGAGCAGAAAAACCAAATAGAATATATAACAATTGGATAGAGATATCGGAAGATATATATGATGGTTTAAAGTATAAAGAGTATTTTGGATTTGATTTTGGGACTTCTCGTCCAACAGCTTGCTTGGGAGTGAAATATGACGGCAATGGAGCATTTTATATAATAGAGAGAATGTATAAGCCCCTGAGTAATATAGATGACTCTTTACCTAGTGAAATAAAATTGAATATAAAAGCTATAGACAAAGCAACTAGCTTACTAATATGTGATTCTGCTAAAGAAACATATATAAATATGTTATTAAATAGCGGTTATATAGCCTTAAAAGCTACAAAGGGAGGTGGCAGTGTTTCTTATGGAATATCCGTTTGCCAAACATTTAAAATATATTATGTTAAGTCTATTAATTTGAACTTTGAATATAATACTTATTCTTGGATTGTTGATAGATATAATAAGCCTACAGAGGCTCCCGTAAAAAAAGATGACCACCTAATGGATTGTTTTAGATATGTTGTGACCTACCTTATTGACTACCTGGGCATAAAAATTTAATATATAATATTGAACGCGCGCGCATATATATATATAAATAATCGAAAATAATTGAAAATAATCGAAAATAATTGAAAATAAATTTTTTTTATCCATTTTTTTAGGTTAAATTTGTATCATGAAGTTATCGGTGCCACAATTTTTCAAAGGTTTATGGGAGAGAAGTAAGACAGGCGAGAATATGTATTATATAAATAGTTCCGGTGAGTGGGCTATTAATACTACAAACTTAAGTTTAGCTCAAAATCACCCTATACTAACTCCTGCTATATTATTTGTAAGTAAATTATTTTCACAAGCTGAGTTTAAGATAGAAAATTCTACAACAAAAAAAATTACAAAATCACATTGGTTATTAGAGTTATTAGAATCGCCTAATTATTTTCAAACAAAAACAGACTTCTTAGAGAGCTTAATGTTTATGATGATAGCTCAAGGAAAAGCTGTAGTGTATTGCAAAAGAACTACTGGTATACAGAATGTAGACTCTATGTATATATTAGATAGTGATTTAATAGAATATCCGGATGAGTTTAAAACTAAAATGTTATCTAGAGGTAATATAAAAAAGAGTTTAGATAATACAGAAATAACTTACGATAATAATGGAGCTGATTTAAAGATAAAGATTAAAGATTTGCTATTTTTTTATGACTTACCAAATGCATTAGATAGCAATTTATTTTCTAATAGAAGCAGGTTAGACGGATTAAAACAGACTCTGGTAAACACTAAGGATAGCTTATTAGCTAAAAACATTATTTTAAAGACTAACGGGAAAGAGTTAATAACAGGCGAAAAAGACGGGTTCCCTTTATTACCAGAGGAAAAGCTAGAAGCAGAAATGCTGTTCAATAACAATTATGGTTTATCTGGTAGTAGGAGGAGAGGGTTAATAACAAAAGCTAGTCTTAATTGGAAATCTTTACATATAGCTTTAAGGGACCTAGGCTTAGACGAAAGCGTTAAAGTAGACGGGAACTTAATATACACTGCTTTACATATACCTAAAGATATATTATCCTTAGAAGCTAAAAAAACAACATACAATAATTATAAAGAATCAATGGTATCTTATATACAAAATGAGATACAATCTAGTTTAAATTCTTTTAATGAAGTATTGCAAAAACTTATAGATGATGATAATCTAAAATTAGTAGGTTCATACGAACATTTACCGGTTATGCAGTTTATAATGTTAGAAAAGTATGGTGTTGTTAAATTAAGAGCGGAAACTTTGAAAGCGTTATTAGATGCAGGCGTACCAGAGGAAGACGCTTTAGAACAAAGCGGATTTAATAAAAAAATGAAATTAAAAGACTTACAAAATGTACTACAACAAGACACAGAGGCAAGCATCCAGCCAAGTCCCAAAACAACTTCAAAAGGAAGTTAATAAAAAAAATAAAGACGTAAAAAATAATACGCTAATAAAAAAATAAAATTATGGATATAGATATGCCTAAATTCGAGACAACTAAAGAGTTGCACGAGTATTTATTAAAAAATCAGGATGAATTTATATATCAGAAAAAAAATGCGTATAAGGAAACTGATTCTTGCAGTTCTGACGTAATAATGCTTAAAGAAAACTTGACTGACAAAGATTTTACTTCAAAGTCTAGTGACTCCGCTATAAAGGTTAGAGCAATTATAAATACAACTATGATTATGGATAGCCATAAAGATGTTCATATTAATGGCATATGGAAAAAAACTATAAGTGAAAACAAAAGAATAAAACACGTAAGGGAACACAAAGACGGTTTTGAAAATATCATAGCTGATAAAGAAGATTTGAAAGTGTTTACTAAATTATATACGTGGAAAGATTTAGGTTTAGACAAAGAAGGAACTACAGAAGCTCTAGTTTTTGACAGCGTGGTAAAAAAAGAAAGAAATTCTTTTATGTACAAGCAGTACAAAGAAAATAACGTAGATAATCACTCTGTAGGTATGTATTATGTAAATGTGAAATTTGCTCTTAATGATAGTGGAGATGAATATGCTGCTCTTAAAGCTGAGTATGATAAACATATAAATAATATAGTAAATAAGGAAGAGGTAGCTAAACTAGGATACTTTTGGGCTATATATGAAGCTAAACTTAAAGAAGGTAGTGCCGTGACTGATGGTAGTAATCCTATCACTCCGGTATTACAACCAAAGTTTAAAAGCGAAGATGTAATAGCAGATAAGAATGTATTAGCTATAAAAACATTTTTAAATATGAAATAAAGATAGTCGATGTATGTCACTATTATTTATAGTAAGTAAGTCGCGAAAGCGCTTAAAATACAAATAAAGTAATATTAATCTTAAATTAAAAAAAATGACAAAAGAAGAACAAGCTATTCAAGATGCACTTGAGGCTAAGTTTAAAGAAGTACAAGATGCTTTAAAAGTTGCTCAAGATTCGGGCGCTGCATCTAAAGCTGAAATTTTAAAATTGCACGCAGCTATAAAAGAGCAAGGCGAAGCATTTGACCTATTCGTTGAAGCACAAAAGAACAAAGAAATTAAGTCTTTTGGTGCTGAAATGCAAGATTTTCTTATTGCTAACAAAGATACTTTAGCGGATATAAGAAATAAAAAGA